ATGGTGCTTCAATACTTGCTCCTGCGAATGTGAAGATTTCTTCTGAATCTACTACATACGAGATTGCTGTTGACTCATCAACTGCTGGTTCGTGTCTATATGGAATCTCTAAGCTGAATCTTACTGGTTCGTTTACTGCACTTGTTATTGTACAGCTGTTTATTACTCCGCCAATAAATGCTTCTATTCCGTGAGTTGTTCCAAAGTCTATTTGTCTTTTGATAGTCATTGTTGGTTGTCTGTCTGCTTCTGTGTATGTGTGTGTATAAGCTCCGGTTGTTCCGCCGTTTGTGTTTGTGCCTAATACTCCCAATAACCAATAAGCATTGCTTAAAATTCCTCCAACGGTGACTGTTCCACTGAATTGTTTTGTGACTGTTGCTTCTGCGTTTCTTGCTCCGACTGAGTATACTCTTTCTTTGTTTTGATTTCTTGCGACACTGATGTCTACATTTCTACCAAATGCTGTGTAAGCTTCTGTACTAGCTGTGTGAGATGCTACTGGCAAATCAAAGAATGATGGATCCTCAAATGCGAATGCTGCGCCTACTTCTGTGCCTGATACTTGTGTGTCTGCGATTTTTGTACCTCCATTTTGATTTAGTTATTCGACTTCGAATTTTGCTAGTAAGTCTACATTCTTTTGTAAGATTGTATCGTTTCTAGCCATGTGTTTAATTAAAGGACCTCTACCTGTTGGACTGATATATTTTGCGTAGTATAAAGACTTTGCGTTTGTTCTGATTAAACTCTCTATTGCTGCAATATAAGTTTCAATGTCATCTGCGTTTTCTGCTAGTACTAAAATTGTTACAACTCTGCTTGATATAAAATCTAATCCGCCTAGGCTGAGATTTTGTGTAGATTTGCTTATTTCTTCAAGTCCTATTCTTGGATAGCTTGAAATACTCAAATCTACTCTTGGATAATCATTAAATATTTTGTCTGTTCCTGCGTCATATGTTATTTGTAAGTCCCCTGTTTTTGCTGTTCTGAAGGTTATTTTACATTTCTTGGTTGTGTCCATAAAGTCTAAATCTACCGTGTAATCATGACCATATTTTAATGTTGTAGCTCCAACTGTCAGTGTTCTTATGTTTTTTACATTGGCTACATTTAGTGTGTAACTAGTTGCGCTTACGATTGGGATTAAAGATGTTGTGGTAGTTGTGACGCCTCTTTGGGCTATTGTCAGTATGTTTGCGTTTCTGATTAAGTACACTAATTCAGATTTAAGGTTGTCTAAACTCATTTTATGGACCTCGCTATAATCATTGGTAATTTTTGGTGTAGTACGGGTCTAATAAAAGGTCTTGGTTCAATTCCTTCTTCTTCTATTTTTTTTGCTACTGCGAACGCTAGATCTTCATCTCCTAGTTTTCTTTTACACCAGCCTTTTAATGCTTCGATTGATACTTTAGTTCCTATTGGAGTTCCGTATTCTACATTCTTTCCATAGCCGTTCATTATGATTGTAATTTTCTTATCTGTAAGTTCCATTCTGATAGAATTCTTTAAAAGTCCGGTATCAACTGAATCATTTCTGTCTAGTTGGGCTACTAGCTCGTTTACTATTGAGTTGCCGATTCTGAACATCACTTGATTTGTATTCATTGAACTATTAGGCTCTTGCCTATGATTTACAATTTAATTCTTTATTTAAATCCTTTTTATTGCGATTGCTGATCCGCAGATACCTATTACTTCTTTTCCTTTTTTATATTCATCTATAAAATCTCTAACTTCTGGCCAGCTACTTGAATAATCGTGAAATATTACCACTTCTACGAATCTTTCAAATTGAATGTCTATTTCTAAGGCCTTTTTACTATGTTCCCCATCTATAATCAATGCGTAGGCTTGTTCTTTCCAGTCTAGTAGCGCTTTTTCTGATTTCATTTGGAAATATACCACATTAGAATTAATCTTTCCTAGGAATAGCTCTTTTATGCCTTTCATGTTTTGGCTAGCTACATCTTTAGAGTCGTATCCTTCTTCATGAGGATCTATTGCATAGACTTTGTTATTTTCTTGGAGCGCGCAGGTTGTGGTTCCGGCATAGACTCCTATTTCGATTACTTTTTTTCCTGTTCCTACAATATTTTTAATAAATTCTACTTCGTGAGGTTTTATCTCAACGTATCTGATTATTTCTTCTTGCATTTGTTTTTGTAGATGCACGAATCAGGACAATCTAGAGAGTCCATTGTTTCTGTGTATCCTTTGCTACAGATTTTAGGTTTCTTAGGACTATTGTAAATTTTACACTTTCCAGCTTTTGATAAGTGTTTACATTTGTTTAAAATAAAAACTTGGTTTCCTACTGCTTTTGTGTTTTCATGAAGGTTATAATAATTTCTTAAGTCGTCTGTTAATTCTACATTAAAAACAAAATATCTACAACATTCTCCTTTGCATATTTTTAGATTTTCTAAACAGCCCATTATATCTTGAATAATGTGACGGATTTAAAAAAGTTACTTCCACCTGGCACCCTTAATAAAATTTCATTAACTCTATATGTTTCTGAATCTACTGCGATTAAATCTTCTTTGTTTAAAGTTTGATCTTGTTTAATCTGCATGAACGCATCGCCCATTTCTACCAAACCTTCTTTAGAATAATCAAATCTTTTAGTCCTTTTTGTGAATATTGCGTAGATGTTTTCAGGCGTTCCTGCGGTGAATGTTACGGCTCCTGATGTGTTAGATGTTGTTTTTGTCATCGGTGTTCTGAAAACTGTCCTAGATAAATCTGCGAATGCTGATTGTTCGAAGTCTTCCTTAACAATTCCTAAACTTGAAATGCCCATAAAAATAATACATAAGGTTTTTATTTAAATCCTTTCTATTCGTACCAAGGTGTGAAAATAGGAGCTATTTCTGTGACTCCTTTTTTGTTAGCTTTGATATCTAAAACCCAATAACCCATATGTGCAGGGATCTTTTTACCTCGCATGAACCCACTTTGACCGCAGAATGTTCCTCCTTCGAATCCATGTACATTTCTTATAAAAGCATACATTGCCTTGTGATAATGTCCTTCTGCTAAGATATGAGGTTTATTTCCTCCTTCAAGGCTCTCTATTAATTTTTGTAGTTTGTAACTAGTTGCGTATGCTGTCCCATCGTTAGCATGAAATAATTTAAGTTTGACGGGCCCTAGATGAATATCTGCTTCATTTTCTCCTAGGTATGTGAATGGGCTATCTGTTCCAGCGAGCCTTTTTTCTAATTCTACACCGACATCTACTCCTGCATCGTTTTTGTTTTTATACCATTGATCGTGGTTTCCTGTTATTCCAAATGTTTTTAATCCTTTAAAATGTTTTTTCCACAATTCTTCTGCATATTTAATTTGTGCGTTGAATCCTACTTGGGCTAATTCATAAACATGCCCTGGTCGACCGCTCATTCCTTCCAATACATCGCCTGCGTGATAGACTTCTTTTATTTTTAATGATCTAAAATGCTTACCTGCTTTTGCGAATAATGGTTCTTTAAACTTAGAATGTCCTATGTGTGTATCTGAGATTAGTCCTATTTTAAATTTATAACTTGGAATTTCATGTTCATAGGTTCTTACAGAAGGATCTCTTTTTTTACTAGAAATAAGCGCCCTTAGTTCTTGTTCTGTCAAGCCTGCTTTTTTAATTATTTCTTCTATCCCCATTTAAAATTTTTTAATATTAATTATAAAAAACTATCACACGAGATTTTTGTGCAGATATTGGAATTACTGAAATTCCGAAGACTGTGCTTGTTACACCTAGTCCTGTTTCAATATCGCTATCTGTTGTACTAACATTATTGATAATAAATGTCTTTACTTTTACTGCTGCCATACTTTATTTATTAAGCAGAAGTATTTAAATCCTTTTCCTGTTTGAGTGTTTGATTAGCAAGTATGCTATCGCGGCTGGCCAAAAAAATAAAAGCCATAACACAAGCGCAGTCTTACTATACCATCGTTTTTTTACCATATTTATTCTATAACTTTGCTCTTTTTAAAACCATCTAAACTAGCAAAATGTGGGGAATGGGACGATCTGTCCGATTAAGAAGTCTCTTTCTTTTATTAGGTCGTCAATAACTCTCAAAAATGCTGGGTAAGGTTCTCCCTTTTGGATTGAGAAGTCTGGAATAGTATATCCTGTTGCGAAGTCATAAGTAGAACCAACCATATAAACTGCACCCATAATTGCTCCAACTACTGCTGCTAGTTTTTGTACTATTCTTGGAACTGCTCCCAAGTAAGCTATACTTCCTGATGAATGTGAGTAAACTAGATCGCATGTTATTGTAGGATTAGTTGAATGTACTGTTTTGATTTTTGTCCATTCTTCGTGTCCATCTGTACCAATTATTCTTAACCAGTTTCCTGCTGTTAGGCCTACCTTTGTGTCTAAAGTAACTGTGATGTCTGTTCCTGCTAATACGTTTCCACTTGTAGTATATTGTGTTGTATCTTCAAGCCATGCATAATAATATCTAATCGAGCAGTTTGGTTCTAAAGCTGAATAAAAGGCTGTTTGAGTTCCTGATCTTAATAAAGTAACTGCACCTTCTCTGTTGAATCTTACGTCTTCCATATCTAAGCTCTCAGAATCAATGAAGACTGCTTTGATAGTCATTACGGGTACGTTTGTTAAGTAATAAGTATCTTTTCCATTTCCTACGAATGTTTTGATTTCTTGCTTTGGTTCGCAAGTTGTTTTTAAGATTCTATCTACTTCTGCTTGCGCATCTATAATAATATTTGATAAATTTGTAGCCCCTACGTCTGCTTCTAGGACTCCTATTTTATCTAGTATGAGTTGAGCTGTTGTGTAAGCCATGAATATAAAAAGATGGAGCTAGGCTCCACCTCGGGAATATTAAATTCCGAATGCCAAGATTGTTGCGGCACCAGTTGTGGATCCATTCAATAAAACTTTATTCTTTGTGGTTCCATCGATTGTAGAGGCATTTATAGTGCCGTCTGCAACGACTGTAGCTGTTGCGAATTTTACTTCGTCAAAATCTGATAGAATTACCCAGTCAGATTGTGTTGCTACTGTAGCCGAATAAACTCCCATTTTTAATGGTGTTCCAGTTATGGTGACAACTTCTCCTATGCTTCCGACTCGAGTTGCTGTTTGTGCTGCTGCTGCCATTTTATTTCACTAATAATAGTAATGTGGTGTTGCCTACTGCTGAGGAGGTTAATGTAATAACACCAGTACTTAACACTGCTGTGTAAGTTTCTGCTGTAATTGCACCATTGGAAGCTGTTACACTTCCGCCTACGACTGCTAGTAAACTTTTAATGTTTTTTAGAGTAACTGTATCGTTTTGTGTCGCTTTCGCAACTGTAACGGATACAAGTCGTGTTCCATTTAAGCCTGATCCACCAAGTGGAGCTGCTCTAACGGGTTGTACATTAAAATTTTCTACCATTTTACTTTATTGCTGTGATAGACGAGCAGAATGAGGTGTTCTTAATGATTAGAGCTTCATACATTTTAAGCATGAATTTCTCTGAGTCATTAGTTTTCGCAAGTTCTTCGTATACCATATCTTGTAATACTCTCATTTCTACGACCGACAAATCCAAGAAGTAAATTGCTTTACTACCAGATACGTTGCTCATAAACATTGAAGGTATAACAGTTACTGGACCAACCATTGTATGAATTACAATAGATTGGAATCCCCAAAGTACTTGTTGTTGTGCCTGCATATAACCGATTCTTTGCTGTAATAATCCAAGTAAGTCTGTGTAGACTGCGCTTGAACAAACCGCAATAGATGGTCTGCCTCCGTCATCGAATGCATATTGGATGGCTGTGTTTATGTCCTCTAATCCTAACTCAGATGTAGACTTAGCTACTGTATTTGTTGTACTCATCAATGTGATGATACCACTAAATTGTGTAGAATCTGTGCCTACATTTCCGTTCACGATCAAATTTTCTTCAAGTTCCTTTAATGCTCTAGCTTGTAGTAAAACTTCAAGTTGTTTTGCATTTGGAGCAGATGCGTCAGAGAATGGGGAACCCATACTTTGAGATGCGCCTGCTTGGAAACCTGCTAATGCATAAGCGGGTATAGATGCCTTTGCGGGCCCTGTTACTCTACCTACTGCATATAAGAATTTGATTGGTGTACTGAATCTGTCGAAAGTATTGTTTCTCTCAGCTAATGCAGAATCTTCTGCTGCTGTGAAACCTCCACCTTTTGCAGTTACATTGTTGTAGTCTGCTGTCATACCTAGGTTTGAAACTCTTGGTACGATTTCACAAAGTGGTGTGTACTTTCTCGTCTGATCTATGATTTTTGGGTCTACATAAACGGGTACTAATGCATATCCTGCTGTTCCTGCTCCGCCTGCTGTTGTGCCTAATGCTTTTAAGTTTACATTATCGTTTCCGAACATGTTTGCTCTTGCATCGACTTCATATCTTTCAATACCAGAAGCTAATGCTTTCGCATCAATTCCAGCGTATCTAGATTCATTTGGGAGGTTAGCGAAAGACATTGCATATGCTGTTTGTATGTCCATTATCCAATTAATCCTAACGGTGTCACGTTATCTTTTTGTTTAGTTGTTGGCATAGCTTCTTGAATTGCCTTTAATTCAGGCTTTGCAAGTTGCTGTTGTAACTTTACAAGTTGAGCTTTTACTTCAGCTAATTCCTCTTTGACTGCTTCTACTTCGGATGGAGTTTTAACTTCTTCCTTAGGTTCTTCAGCTTTAGGTTCCTCTGCCTTAGCTACTTCTTCAACAGGTTTTGTTTCTTCTGTCATTTGCCTATTATCTTCTGATTTCTCAGATGACTGTGATTCGCCCGACACTAATGGGCTTGATGTGTCTAGTGCTTTCTTTTCGAACTTCTTGTCTACTTTTTTGATTAATTCATCATCTTTTTCATTTTCTTCCATTTCTTGTTGTTTTGTGAGTTTCTTATCTGCGTCTTTCATTGCTTTTTGTCCTTCTTTATATGCATCTTTTGCGAGGGCTTCAATTTCTCCAGGACTTAATAAATCGTATTGTTTCTTTAAGATTTCTTCAATCTGCTTTTTGTTTTTACCATCAAGTGCTTCTTCGAGTGCTGAATCGCTTGCAGAGTTAGCTTGTTCTTCTTTCTCCTTCATTGTTTCTTTGTCATAATCATCATTACTTTCTTGTGATTTTGGTTTTTTGCTGGAGCTTCCATCTCTATAAAAATAAGTATAATTTCCTGAGGTTCCTGTTCTTTTAATGTACTTGTGTTTTAATTCTAAGTCGCTCATGTCATCTAATGCTATTTCTACTTCTTCTTCATCTTCTATGTCTGAAAGATCTATTTCATTTAAAGCCTTAACCATTACTTTGTCTAGTCTACATTCATCATTTACTGGTGTTCCGGTGATGCCTACATTGATTAATTTTACTTTGTTTAAAACTCTGATAGCTTTTCCTTGAATATATCGTGTTGCAGTTTCAAGTGGTTTGAATGCTATACTAAATGCGTCTAAGAATCCTTGAACTATGCTTCCTTTAATTTCTGTGAATCTTTTATGTGCAGAATTAACCATTGCTTTGACCCATAGTCCTTTATGGTCCAACTTTGCGTCAATAATTCTTGCAACAGGGTTTATATCTAGATTTTCGTTGTGGATTGTTTCATGTTCGAAGTCTATTTTAATTGATCCACTTTTTATTTGAACCAACATATCGTTTAAACATTCGTCAGTGATTGTGTCGTTAAATTTGTCAATAGCTTTTGTTGATATATATCCTGAAATATAAAATTCTTTCTCGGATTTTCCTTCTATTTCTTGGAAACTAAATGTTTCAGATGTGCCTAAGTATGTCGCTTGCATAAATTAATTAGAAATGCTTTATATTTAAATCCTTTTTTAATCTTCTTCAATAAGTAGAACACGAGATCGACAATTCGGATGGGCAGGTGGTGCATCAAATTCTTCGCCGTTCCATTTAAACTTCTCGTTTAGTCCGACTACTTGGCCGTCTAAATGTCTACAACCTTCACTTGTTCTGCTGTCAAGTCTAGCATCCCATTTCTTTTTAAAATTTATTCCACTTTCTTTTGCGGCTTGTAGATTTCCCTGGTTAAGGGCCCTTATTGATTCTGTACGTGCGATCATGATGGCTCTCTCTGTGCTCATGTTCATTACGCCTTTTACTCTTGTTTTTACTTGTTCTAAGTTTTCACGATTAAGTATTCCGAGAGTGATTTGTTGTTGTAATTTATTAATCATTTCTTCATTCATTCCTTTTATGTTTTTATAGACGTAATTTGATAAGTCTTGAACTTTACTAGTGTTTACTACTACGTTCTTATTGATTTGTTTTTCTATTTCGTCTACGCCTTTTTGGAATTCTTTGTTGATTAGTTCTGCTATTTTCTTTTCGTATCCTTTGTCTGTGAAAAAGCCTTTATATTGTTCTAGTGTTTCTTGAAACTCTGCTTTTACATCGATGTAACCTTTTATATTATGAAGTCCTCTTGCTTGGAATTTCATTTCTAAGTCTTCCATGATTCTTAGTTCTAGTTCAGTTAGTGCTTGTTTTAAGTCTGCTTCTAGTTCATTTAAGCTGATTTCTTTCTCGAATTCATACATGCTTTTTTTCTCTGATTTAGTCCAAAAGTCGTTCTGACCATTCATTGCGTTTTCTTTTTCTACTTCTTTGTCGTTTTTATCTTTCTCTGCTGCATCATATTCTATGTCGCTTATGCCGAGTTCTTCTACTGCGATCTGTCTTGGTGTTCGTACTCCCATATTGATCTGCATCTGCCATAAGTCATGTTTAGCCTTATCTTCTGCTAAGTCATAATCATCAAACTTAAACTCAAATTCAGGGTGTCCAAATTCAGGCATTAGTTGTGTGTTAATTGCATACTCGAACATTTTAAGGAATGGCTTGATTGATTTTCTCTTACTGGTGCTTGCTTGGTTTTCTGAGACTGCCTTGTTTGAATCTTCTGTGAATCCCATTTCTTCTGCTGTGACACCGAATACACTCCACACTAATTTTGCGAACCATTTTTGTTGTTCTATTACTTCCATTTCTTTACTGCTCATCTGCATCTGTGTGAATATTGCTTCGTAACCTGTAATTGGTATCTTAAAATGCTTTTTCTTAAAGTTGCCGTAATCATCTTGATTCATGAAGGTATTTTCCATTTGCTGTCTGTATAAACTTGCCTGATCCTGAGTTGCACCTTTGATTGTTAGTAATCCGTTTGGTAGATTATTATTCAAATAAAAGTCTAAGTTATATTCAGATCCGTACACTAATGTTAAAATTTGGTTGTATAAAATCTCAATTGGTGCTTGTTCATATATTGAGTTAGTTCTAGGTGTTAGTCCTCCCCATAGGATCTCTCGTTTTCCAAATGGTACGGGTCTTGCGCCTGCTGTCCATCCGTATTGGAAATATGCGGCTGATTCTTTGTATTCTGCGTCGTATGCTGTGTTTCTAACTGATTGATTAACTTTTGCTAAGTCTTCAGGGGATTTTATTTTACTTAGTTGGTCTCTTGCTTGGTCCATTCCATCTGTAAGTAAGTATTGTGTTGCAGGAGGCACGAAATCTGCACGATCTCCCATGTATCCATAAATGTCAGGATTTTTTAAGAATGTTCCAGCGTCTCTTGCATATAATTGACAGAATCTTCCGCCCTTATCAAATACTTTCACACCTACAAAATTACCGATATCTATGACATCATTTACCCAGCTTCTTAATAAGAATTCGAATGATTCATCGTTTCCGTTTGGATTATCAAAAAAGTTAATAATCTGTTTTTTAGCTTCTTTGTCTTCAGTTGCTCCTTCTTCGATATATTCTTCTCTTAACTTTATGTCGTAATTTGTGCCGGATACCTGATCTGCGATTGTTTTCTTTACTGCGAAGATATATGGATTCTTTGCGAATTGTCTTAATTGTAATGGGTTATTTTCCCTTGGAAATCCGTAAGGTGGCTTGTACATAAACCAGGGAATAAATGCCTTAAAAATTGGTTGTTCTGTAGTACTAGAATTAAATCCTATTTGTGTGCTTTGAGGTGTCAAATTAACACTACCTGTTTCTACTTCGCCTGGTGCTCTATAGTTGCCTATGTCTATTGATTTAGATTCTACTTCCCACGGGCAGTTTGTAAAGAGTTTCGCTGGTTCGCGTTTCATGAGTGTGAGAGTGATAATTTATTGAATATATTTCTTTATTTAAATCCTTTTAAACTTATGTTAAAAAAAAGCTCCCGGCTCCCCACCTGTGCGCTGTTTCTTTTTCGCTTTTTCCCCATATGTATCTGTCTTTTTGTGACACTCGTGACATAATGTTCTACCATTGCTTATTTCAAATCTTAATTGAGGATATGCACAAAATGGTTTAATGTGGTCTGCCTCGATATTTTTATTAGAATTACAAAAGATACACCTATATTTATCTCTTTTAAATATCGCCCTACGCCATTCTTTATATTCTAAAGATTTGCGAATAACTTCCCTTTGCTTTGTTTTTCCGCCCTGCCAGTTCCAATGCACCTGCCCAGCATGTTTACTTTTCTTTCCTTTATTTGGCGGTTCCCTACCTATATTTTTCTTCCAGGCTAGACGTTGTATTTTTTGAAAATTGCTAGGTGTTTTTCCTTTATGTGCGATGCTTAGTTTAAGTCTTGTTTCTGCTGATAATTTTTTACCTAGATTAAATTTGTTGCCGAGCATTCTCTCTCTATTCTTTTTTATAAAATCTATTGATTGTTTTCTTCCAGTAGAAGCTATCCTTATTTTCTCTATTACTTCCGTTGTGTGAACATTCCCTTTTATGAACCTTCCTTTTTTATCCCTCTTTGTTTCTACCATCTTATTGTTATATCTATACCTAGTTTTTAAAACTTTGTTTATGTAAGGAAAAAACTTCCGCCCCAACGCGTTCCAACTTCTAAGGCTATTCCTAATGCCATTCCGAAGTCTGAGTGTTTTCCTATTTCTACTACTTTGCCGTCTTCCTGGGCGAAGGTTATTAATTCGTTATAAAGTTCGTTTGTCATTGGTTTTGATGTCTCATCGTATGGTATGATTACGTTGTTTTGTTCTAGTTGGTTGCCTATTCTGAGTATAAGGTTTCTCTTACCGATAGTCTCATAATCTTTAATAATTCCTTTTTCTGTTTTTTCGTCAGTTGTTCCAGTCCAATATCTTTTAAGTGGGAGGTTGAAACTATTTATACTTTTCGATATTGCCTTAATTGAGTTTTCTTCTACTCCGATCATTTCGAATCTGTATGTTGAATGTAATTGTTTCATGAATTCGAATTGTTCTAGTCCGCTCATTCCACGTTTTTCTATTATGTTAATAATGACATATAATTTCCTCATCTGTTTTGTTAGTCTGTCTTCTAGTTCTCCTTCTGCGATAATAATAAAAGCTGACTTGTCTGCTGTTAGTCTGTCACTAAAAGCGAAGTCTACTCCCAAATAAACAGCCTTTGCCCATGTTGGTCGCTCGTTTAAAAATCCTCTAGTTCGATCATAATTTCTAGTAATCCATTCGCTTCTGATTAATCCTGTTGAATCGTCTAGCGGATTTAACATATATTCGCATTGAAATATTACGGACCCTATTACGCTTTTTACTTGATCTATTTTTTCTTGGTTCCAACGCTTGCTACTTAATATCTCTCCGTTTGGGCCGAGTATGGGCCTAGCTTTAAAAAAGTATGATTTGTTCTCTTTCATCTTGAACATAATGTCTGTAAATCTTCTAGGGGTTCCTGTTACGTCTACTAGGGCGTTTTTGGCTGTTGTGCACCCATGAACCGCATAAAACCATTTTTCTTCTATGTCTTTGTCTACTACTGCCGAATTGTCTCCTACTAGATCGTCTGCCCATATTCTGTCCGGGTGAAGTCCTCTGATTGAACGTGAGTTAATTGGCCTAAAATGGATAATGTGCCCATTCTTCAAGTACATTTCTTTAGAGTTCCAAAAGTCATTCTTTCTGTTTTTGATACTTACTCCATCAGGGATAAACTTTGCTAGTCTAGGATTCTCATAGAAGTAATGTTTAATCCTGGAACATAGGGAGTCTATTGCTTCGCCTGCTTGGGTGATGATTAATTGTTCTTGAATTCGTTTACCGCTAAATGGATTTTCAGGCTGACACACTGCATAAAAAATAGTTATCCATATTCCGAACTCTGTTTTGCCTGCACCTCTGTGGATCTGTTGGGCTGTATATTGATGTGCTCTAAACTCCTCATATAATTCCTTTATGTAGTCTTCTACTACGAACTCCATCTGCATGTAAGGAGCTATCTCGTTTTTAACAAAATTAATAAAAATAAAAAATGTTGGTGTTAATCCAAACTTTGCGTAATCTGCTTGATTCATTGTGCCTCCAAAGTCTTTAAAACGTCGCTTGGTATCTTCATTGTGATCTCTCGTAGATCCTTTTCTGCTATTTCTATTCTTTTTTTCTCGAAGTTCATTGTTTCCTTTGCCCTCTTTAAACTCAATTTAAATGAGCTTAGTTGGGAGTTCAATTCTTTTAAAACTGCCCTTATTCCGTGTTCGTTTAACTCTTGATAGATTGTATTGCTAGACATACCGGTTACTCTTGTTTCTGTTTTCTTTGGGTCTTCGGTTGGAACTTGCTCTGTTAACTCTGCGTTGTTGTTATTGATCTCTACAATTAACACTTTCTTTTCTTTGTCGTATCTTATTTTCTTATCCATTTTACCTCCTTTTCAGCTTGATTGTGAATGCTGGATTTAACCTCGTTAGTTTCAACATTTCTTTTACGGTGTTAGTCATTTCTATCTTTTTTCCTGCTAGTTTCTTTTTCTTCTGCATAACTTTAAAGTGATACGGGCAATAGTTTCCCATGGTAGTTTCAAATTCAGCTACTGCCTTACATGTTGAATAGTTACAATATTGGTCTTTCATTTGTAGTTCCTTACGATTATAATTTCGCAGTTAGTTGAGATTACTTTATACTTTTCGAAGCTCTCTGTTAGTACCTTTGCTTGTTCAGGGGTTTCCGTTACGATTAGTATTCTGTCTTTTTTTAAGTCAATTTCTTTCATTTTATTGTTACAGGTATTTGCTTACCTTTCTCCTTTTTAGCTATTAGCGTATCATGTCCGCACTTTCTACATCTTAATATAAGATGAGTGTTGGTTTCGTAGGCTTTATATGTCGCCTTGCTTTTGCTGTTCTTGTTGCCCGGTGGACAATTGGGACATATCAACCTCTTGTATCCCCATACTTGCTGCATTTACTGCCTCCATTTTTTTAAATTGTTCAGGTGTTTTGATTTCTTTTCTTAACATTTCTACTAGTTTGTCTGAATCTTTGAATACGTCTGTTTGAATGTTTTGATCTAATTGCATCTTTTGGCCGTAACCTCTTTCTTTTCCTTTTGAGTCTAAATACCACATTATTACCTTTTTATCGCCTTCTTTTAAAAATACTGCTACTTGGTTCTCTGCTAGGTCTAATAATTTTTCGCCTTCTGCATCTGCTTCTCTTTTAAGTTTGGGATTCTTATTTAAAAATAAGGATACGGCTTGTCTGCTTACACCACATTGTTCGGCTATCACAGAGTAGTTTCCAGCACACCCTACAATCGCTTTCCTGACCTTTTCAGCGCTTAATTTACCCATTTTTGTCAATTTAGTCAACTCTAGAGTTTAACTGCCTTTCCTCCTGTTTCGTTCTCCCATCTTTCCAGGATATGACTTACAAAGTCTTCACTGAATTCTATTAAAAAACATGGTCTTTTTAGCTGTTCACAGGCTATTAATGTGCTTCCTGATCCTCCGAATGGTTCAAGTACTGCTCCACCTATTGGACATGAGTTGATTATTGCTCTTTTTGCTATATTTGATGGTTTTTGGGTTGGATGTATGTAATCCATTGCATTATCCTTCTTAATTGTCCATAAATCGCTATTATTTATGATGTTTTTTAGTATATTTCTTAGTTTTTCTTCATCTAATTCTTTTAATGCTTCATCTGTTAATGGTTTATTTAGGATTGTTTTTTCTATTCTGTCACCATAAAATTGGCAGTTATCTCCTGTTTTGTGGCCGTACATTATTGGTTCATGACACCAGTGATAATCACTCCTACCTAATACGTGGTGTTTGTTCCATATTAAAATTTGTTTCACAGTTAGTCCTGAATCGTTTAAGGCTCTTTCGAATATCATATGGTTCCTGGATGCGTAGAATACATAAAATGCGCCTCTTTTTACTAGTCTTTTGTTCATTTCTGTGAATGTTGCTTTTAAAAAGTTATAAAGTTCTTCTCCACGTAGGTCGTCTCCTTCTATCATTTCCCATTTTTTACCACTTCCTTTTTCGGGGTTTGCTATGTCGTAGGCTATTTGTCCTGTGTAGCTTACTCCATATGGTGGATCTGTGAATATTAAGCTGATTTCTTTGTCTATGAAGTCATATGTTTCAGGTTTGGTTGAGTCTCCGCATCTTACTTTATGGATTCCTAGTTGATAGATGTCTCCTTTTTTTACTTGATATTTGGGTGGTTTGTTGCCTTTTGTTTGTTCGTTGTTTTCTTTCATTAGTCTGTTTAATTCTGTTTCGGGTATTCCTGTGAATTTTAGATCTATGTTTAGCATTTTTAAGTCTTTTAGTTCTTCTGCTAGCATTTTAAGGTCCCACTTGGAGTATTCTTGGGATTTGTTGTCCATGATTCTAAATGCCTTTATTTGTGCTTCTGTGAGGTTTTCTGCGTAGATTGCTGGGACCCCTTCACTTAAATCATTAAATCGTTCAGTTAGGATGTCTATTTGTTTCTGGTCGTTTTCTCCCAATTGAGATATTTTTTCTTTGATTAACATTTGGGCCATTGGGACTGATTTTACTCTTGTATGTCCGCAAACTAACACATTTTTGTTATCTAGAACTATTGGGACTAAAAATCCATATTCTGCGATTGATCTTGCTACAACGGGCACAGCTTTTTCGTTCTGACGGGGGTTGTTTTCGTATGGAACGATTTCGTTTATGGGTACTATTTCAATTTTTTGCATCTTTTCCTCTTTTTAAACTCAAAATAAGCCGACCAGTAACCTATAATCATTCCAATCCATAAAGATATAAAATTTTCTAAAAGTCTCATATAATCTCCTTTATTTCATTCTTGCCGGTTACTGCGATTGTATGAATATGCGCATATTTAATCTTTGGATCTATGAAAAACTTGATTTTTCCTTTAATTTTAAAACAATAATCTATGTCTTCTCCTACTGCGTTCATTCCGTGATTGATATATTTTACTTGGAAGTATGGCCTTTTTAGTTTTTTAAATGCCTTAACTTTAAATAAGACTCCTCCACCACCACTTGCGCCTACTTGTTTGATTTTTCCTTCTTCGAACCATTCGATGTGTTTATCTAGATGTCTTCCGACTTTCTTCCAGTGGACTGGTAAGTGTGGGCTTTTTCTTCTGTAGTATAAACCACCTATTACTTCTTTCTTATGTTTCATTAAATCTACAATAGAATTCTTTGGGTAGATCATGTCTACATCCAACATAAATAAATAATCGTAATTGCTTTTTTGTGCTTCATCTACTGCAATATTTCTCATATTGTCTACGTAAGTGTTTGAGATTACTTTAATGTCTTTTAGGCTGATGTTATAAAACTCTTTTGTATATTCATACATTCCCATTAAACTTGAAACAAAATTAATAGGTAAGATTCCCTGGTTTGTGATTAGGGCAATCATTATTTTCTCTTTGTTCTTCTTGTTCCTGGTTGGTATTTTTTGTTTATTTTGCATTTTAGTTTTATTCCGTGAATTTCATTGTGGCAACTACGACAAACAAATAAAATATTATCTTTGTAGTTGTTATTTCTGTTGTGATCCTTATGATGCCTTGTTAGGAACTTCCTCTTTTGGCACATCGGACACCTTCCCTTTTTCATCTTGAATCGCTCTGCTTACTTGTGACAACCTTTCGTTTAACTGTTGTATCTCTTGTTGTCTAATATTTATCTGAACGATCAAGTCGTATGCGTCTTCTTTTAAGCTCATGTGTAGTAAATTTTTGTCCTCCCTGATTTATTTGATTTGATTTTCTTTTCTTTTTCTAATTCGTCTAGTCTAGAATTAATTGATGCCCAACTTATAAATTCGTATTGTTCTTCTTGTTTTAATTCTTGAAGCAATTGATTTGTAGTTGTTGGTTTGGTTAATAATTTAAAGATGTCTTCTTTTAAATTGTTTAGTCTTCTGCTTTCCATGTCTTTTTTAATTTGTTTAAGTATATAAATGTTTCTATTTTAAAACTCTTTAGAATGTATCAATTTGTGACAAGCATCACATAACATTAAAACATTACTCTCTTTAGAGTTTAACTTTGCTAGCGTATATAATCCTCCTTGATTCCCTCGAATGATTCTGTGAGGTGTTAGTTCTCCTACGATGTCTTCGTGTCTTTTACATTGATGGCAAATATAATTTACTGCTTCTCGGTATTTCTTTTTTAACCATTTTGGGCAGACTTTAAATCCCCAAGTATTCCCTACTTTAATGGCTCCCAACCTAGTTTCTTTCTCATCTCATTTAATTGTTTTATTTTTTTCTCTTGGTTTGTCTTTTGGATCCTTTCTCGTTCGATATCTCGTGGATCTCTTTCTATTTTAAAATTCTCTCTGTCTCTTGGCGCATTGTATTTTGAATCAAATGTGATCTTTTGTCCTAAGATTCTGTTACAATTCAAGCAGGTTACTTTTTTCTTGTCTGTTACGAGTTTATGAGGTAGTGGATTGATACTCTCGTTACACAATTGTTTTCCGTTTAAATAAAAATGTTTTATCTGTGGATTGTTTATAATTAGCATCCTATCTCTTTTTTGAATTTAACTATGATTTCATAAAATTTCTTAATGTGTTTACATGTTGGTTTCATTTTGTTTGCCCAGCAATCACAATTTGTTGATACGATCTCCATGGTTATGGGGTTTATAGTTATTTCTACCATCCAATAACCCTTGCCTGTAGCTTTCCATATTGATTTGCATACTAGGTCGCCTTCTGCGTTTGACTCGAATGTGAAGGGTATCAGACGAGTAATCTTTTCCTCCACTTTGTAATCTCTCTGTAGGAGTGTTCATCCTTAAAAATCTTCTTTGATACTTCTCCTTGCTTGTAAAGTTTGTTTAATTGGGTGCTTATGTTACTTCTTGTTATTTTAAGTTGTTGGTGAATTTCTACGACTGACATCCATTCTTCTTCTTTTAATGTGTTTAGTATGTCTTCTTGACCCATTGTTCTATTAAAAAATTTATATCTTTTAATTCTTGAAGGTTTATTGCTTTTGTTGGGCCGTATCCGAAGTCTTCTGTAGGTGTTTGATTTAAGTCTTCATAAGTTGCGAATCCTAAGATGTCTGCTTCATCTCCGTCTAGTTTTATTGCTATGTAATAATCTCTCCTGTGGATTAATTGTTTTTCAGGAGTCATCATTCGTTTATAGTTTGCCTGGCTAGCTGTCTTGATATCTATAGTTTTTCCTCTTACTATAAAGTCTCCATTGTCTGATTTTCCTGAGGCATTAGTTGCCCATTTAAACTGAATGTTATTTTTCACTAAAAATCTACTGAATGCCCATTCTCCCAAGTATCCTATGTAGTATCTATCGGGCCTGTTTATCTGAGTATAGTTGTCTTTCTTCATTAAATCTAGGCTCGCTATTTGGTTCGCGTATTCTCTTGCTTCTTTTTTTGCTTTTTCTGTTATTTGTATTTTCATTGTTTTGTCCTCTTTTTTGTCTTAAAAATAAAAAAATAAAAAAAATAAATTGTTTGTTTATACGTACATTCCTTCTTCATCAATAGGTTGTTCTTTTATAGCAGATTGTACGATCTCTTTTTCTGTTGAGTTTAGTAATCTAACACCTTCTTTAAAAGCTCCTATGTAGGATTTCTGTGCTTCTAAGATAGTAGTAAATTTTCCAGCTATAAAAGCGTCACTTGCTTTTGCGAGGCAATTTCCGGCATCCACGTTTGTTCGATCTTTTCCATCAAAAGTTTGCGTGTTTGCTTTGATTACCTTTATATCAGCAATGTTCCAGTATGTCTTTCCGTTTGCTTTGCTGACGCTTGATATTGTAGTCATATCTATTGTTTCGCCTTTCTTAGGCATTTCGCCTTTGTAGGTGTATTGACCGCTATACCATTGGTCTGCAATCAGTACGGATTTAGTTTCATTCTTGACAGCTTGAACTATCCCTGTTACTTGTTTGTTTTCCATTTTTTACCTCCTTGTTGATTTAGTTGAGTTTTCATTCGAACCACCTGATAAGTTTACCATTTTGGACCCAGTGTGGTTGTCCGTCTTTTACTATTACGCATAGATCAGGGAATCCGTCTGCTCCGAAGCATTTTAAGTTTGTAGGATTTTCTAGTTTGGATCCTGGCATAAAAGTTACGGCTCCTTCTTTTGTTGTGCAGTTGAATGGCTGCTTTTTTTCTAGGCATTCAGTCATAGTTCTTTTGCTGATGTTTTTTATTTTCATAATGGCTCCTGACTATCTATGTCTTTTAATTTTTCTATATAGTCGTCTCTTGCTTGATCGTATAGGTCGTCTTCTGTCATCCCTGAGCGATCTATGGCTGTTTGTAGGTATTCATCGTATTTCTTGTCTACGTGGGCGTTCCATTCGTTTGGATGGCTGTCTATAAATGAGTCCACTAGGTCGGAGTACTTGTTTTCTTCGAATTCTACTCTATCGTATCTCATTTTCCTGTCACCTTGCTTAGATTTAGTTCTGCTTGTTGTTGTGCGTAGACTTTTGGATAAAACCTCGCTAGGAGGCTTTCTTTAGTCCATACGGGCCTGTTTGCTTGATCTATGATTTCTTGTGCGTTCATTGTGTCACCCCATTATTTTTTTCATCTGTTCCTGCGCAGTTATATGTGCAGTATTCTCCTGTGCTTGGGCCTCCGCAGTTCTTGCATGTCTTAGAAGTCTCGTGTTTAGTTATTGTTTTGTGCAGTCTTTCGTATATTCTGTCTGCAATTGATAATGTTGTGTTATCTTCTTGCATTCTTGCGCAGTCAGATGCGCCTAATAAAAGTTGTTTTAGTTCCTTTGCTTGGTCCATTGAGAGGTTTAAAACCACTCTTTGTTCCGTCTTTTTTGTTTTGTTTTCGTTTTCCATTTTTTGTCTCCTTTGCCCTCAGTTGCATTGTTTACTGGGCTGTTTAGTTTTTATTCCCAATCTAATTAGGTACTCTATCCAGTTGCAATTTCTGCATAAAATCCTATATTTAGTTGGAAAGTTGTCTCTTATAATTTTTAAATAAACCCCAGTGGTATTTTTTAATAATTTTCTCTCCTGAGTTCCACCACCGTTTATATGGTCTATATCTAAACACTCTATCCTAGATTCTTGGCATTGGCTACATGTCATTTTACCTTTCGTATAGTGTTCTATAATTAAAAGTCTATGCTTAATATAACACTCTCGTCTTCTCTTAATGTCGCATTTTTTACAGATCGCTCTTTTTCTCTTTTTATCATTATTAAAGAAGTCTGTATCCTCTTTCTCTTGTTTACATGTTGTGCAGGTTTTTTTTGTCATTTTTTTGTTTGGAGTTTCTTCGTTTGCTCCTGTTTTGTTAAATTCTCTACGACTCTCCCCTTTTTAAAACTTTCTATTTTTAAATATATTCAATTACTACATTGAAGTTACATACTCTTGGTACTCTACTTTGATCTTTCTGCCTTCTTTCTTCTTGTTAGCGATGTATATTGGAATTTTTAAATTCTTTGTAATCCATTCACATTTTGCTTTCTCATCTTTTTTTAAGTATCCGTTTGATTTACTCTCTACAAATTTTACTTCAAAGGCATTTATAAATAATCCTTTCCCTGATGGAACTGCACCCGTGTTATAAAAATTTTCTTCCTCATCAAATTTCTTTATTGCTAAAAAGTCAGGAAAACCATGGCCGACCGTCATTGCCTTTGTAAAAAAATTAAATTGATGCTTTGCAGGTATTAATTTTAAATCTTCTAAATCTACATTATTTTGCCACTTTGTTACAATCCATCCTTGTTCTTCTAGATCCTTTCGGACCCTGCGTTCAAAGTCATTACCACTTTTACGATTAATTCTTCCTTTAATTATGTTTTTTTGATTCTTTTCCATAGTTATTTTTTAGCTTGCAGTTCCATTTCAAGTTTTCTTCCTTTAAACCAATTGCTATAAACTAAGCATGAATATGTTCCTTGATCGGCTGTGGAATATACGTTACACCCTTGCATTGTAAATGCGCATAAACCCCTTACTTCTGTTAGGTCCGTATTTCCAAATGGAAGTCTTAAGTAACCACACATCTTCTTTTGGCTTCTTAGTCCGGATGTTTCATAGTGAGTTAACCTATGGAAGCCTACGTGTGCATCTACTCTGTTTCTTAACTTTTCTTCTGAACTTCTTTGCTGATGGCTCATTGTCCTTTCCTCAATTTAAATTTATTACAATTACAAATATAAACACAATTTATTGTTTGATATTCTCCATTTTTATCTCTTTTTCTTTCTTTAGTTTTCTTTTCGTGGTTGCAAGCATTTATTCCTATTAAAGTTATTTCACAATGGTCTTCTTTATAATGTCCACATTCGCAAAGTTGTTTATTTTGTTTCATTTGATTCTTTCCAGTTTTTCTCTATTTTAATTGGATAATCTTGAGCATATTGAAATGCATAATGGTTCATTTCTTTAATAGCATTTTTTTTAGTATTAGATTCTCCACTTACC